ATATTTAAATCTTGCGAGTTATAATTTGAACCAATTGACCAAACATTATCAGGTGAAGTTGCTGTGTTAACTAAACGCAGTCTTGAAGACGCGTTGTCGCTTCCAGTAATTGTGGTTGCGTTATTGAAACTTACTGCACCCGTAGATGTAATCGTCATCGCAGTATCTAATGTCTCATCATTACCAGACACCATAAACCGCAAGCTAGTGTCAGAATTGGCATCAGTTGCGTGTTCACGAATTGCATCAATAGATGCGCCAACTTTATTTGTGTCAGCAGCAGGAACTTTGAACAACAAGCGAGTGCCGTCTCCAGCATCCATATTTGTGCCAACAGGATGATCGTTAACGCCAAGAGTTAAAACGGTACTAGCACCAGTTCCACCACCAGCAGTTTTTCTTAGAAGCGTAGTGTCACCAGTAGCAGAAATTTCTAAGTGAGTAGTTTCAGTACCTCCTGCATTACCTATAAATTTAAACGTGCCGTTGGAAGCGTTGTTTCTACTAGAAAATTCAGCATTACCATTGTTGCTGCGGATCTCTACATTCTGATTTGTACCAGCAGAATCAGAAATTAAAATTTGCGGATCACCTGCACTAATCGTTAACGGTGCAGTAGGTGAAACGCCAATACCTAGTTCAGCAGAACCAGTGCTTGCATCTTGAATAATAAACAAACCATCAGCACCACCGTCAGATGGTTGCCATTGCATTATCTCGCCAGAACCGTCTGACTTGATAATGGGTTCGTTTTCGAAAGAGACACCTGTAGTATGAATTGAGCTTTGTTGAGTAATCCTTGCCATAACGTAGCCTTATATTTTATGCGTAAGCTGTGCCGGGAGTATGTGAGCTATCATCAGTTTGAACACTGAAGACAACGGCAGTAGTTGTAGCTGTTCCTGCTGCTGTACAGGCCGTTACATCTGTAAAATCTACATCACCAATATCAGCCTGTGACATTGGAGAAAGTTTTATGTGATAAACGTCATCAGTAGCAACTCCGTCTACTCGTAGATACATATTTTCAGAACCTACATTTTGCACTAATGCAGCACCGTATTTATACCTACCGTCAAGTAGAGTTACAGAACTTCCAGTAGCAGGAACAGTTAAGATAGATGGAGTATTGACGGTCCCATTTGTTGTAAGACCATGCCTTAAAGATAAAGTAGCCATAATAGAAAAGTAAAAAGGAGGGGGATATTACTCCCCCTCCAACAGTTATGAATTAGGACGTGCGACGACGCCTGTAAACAATAGGTAAACAATGACGGGCATCACCAGGAATTCCGCCAAATACTGCTTGAGAGATGAACTTCAAGTAATCACCATAGACGTTCAAGTCTTGTGTGCCAGTATCTGAGAGTGCAGTACCACTGTTAGGGATCAAGAACTGATCTGTTAGTGTTACTTCACCGTTCCACTTCATAGAGTAGAACTTCTTAGCACTCATATTCTTTGAAGCAAACTCTTTCGGCGGTGGGCCAACAGAGATTGTCTTAAAGGCATCTGCACCAACAAGGAATGCTACCTCAAGAGATGCTTTAGTATCACTGCTAGTAGCACTAATAGCTGTGTAGTTACTGTTAGGAACTACCTTATGTGTACTAGCATCTACAGTCTGAGGAGACAAAAAGCTTCCGTCATCTGTAAACCGTAGTGGATACGGATCAAACTTAGCGGTAACTTTACCAAACAAGTCACCAGCAAAACCATCTTGTAGAAGGTTAAGATTAGCAGAACCCAAACGAGCGTTGCCATCATCACCTTTCTTCAAGTCAGCATCCCAAATTAAAGAAGACCAAGCTTCTGTAGAGCAAATAAGAATATACTTACCCTTCATAAACTCAGACTGCTTTGGTACGTTTTGCATACGATCAAACGTAGGAGCTTGTACATCCTCTTGTAGATGTAACATAGCTTTGTAGATGTCTTTTAATGTTAAAGCACCTGCTACATTAGTTGCACCGTGAGCAAACTGATCACGATAAGATTCACCACCACTGTTAGTAACTGTAGCAGAACCACCATGAGAAGTTGTAGTTCCAATACCGTCAGCAGCGTTATTAACAAGACGAACATCTGCACCAGTAAACGCACGCTTTTCGTGGTTCGAGGCGAGTGTTAACTGAGAACTCAAACCTTTATTACAAACATAAACGTCTGGTGTCTGGTAGTACATCAAGGTACGAGTAAAGATATTATTTGCCAAAGCAATCTGACGAACAATATCTTTGTGTGCGTACTGGAGTTGATCACGCCAGAAAGATTCAAAGTTACTCAAAAATCGAAACCGATGACTCTCAAAGCGATGTGCTCCAAGTTTAGCAGTTTCCATACGCTCACCAATTTTAAACTGATCTTTCGCAGGGAAAGAGTCTAAAGTATTAGGAGCAAAAGTTATCCTTTCCACAGGGCTAGGCTGTGCGGTAAGGCCGTTAAGGGTATCACCCATGTTAGGTTGCCACTTAATAGAACCAAAAAGGCTATCATAAGTATTCCATTTAGGAAATTGGGCAACTTCGTTACGAGCTAAATAGAAACTAAGTTTCTTAAACTCATTCTGATATGGTGCGGCTGTTGCATTAGTTGCATTAATCACACTATCAGCTTGTACTGAAGTAGGCATAATATTTTATTTTAAAACAAGTTAAAGAGTCCGTAGACTCTAGTATTGTGAGAGATCTATTGCGTACTCTCTACGCTGCGATGCCCTTCGCCTATAGTAGCAGTGGTATGCCCTTACCCTAGTAGCTTTTCGAAATCGTCCGCAGAAAACATTTCCTCATCACTAACTGATTCGGTCTTACTTGTTGACTTTGGTTCGACTCGACGAGAATCTTTCTTGTTTGTTTCTACAATGTCAAGCTGTTTTTTCAGTTTGCTTAACTCAGAAGAGTATAGCTGTAGAGTTACGTAAAGGTTTGATGCTAAGTTAGTTATAGGATGTTTTTTAAAGTTTCTTGGCATCGAATCACTAAAACTTTTCTTAATATCTTGTATTGTCTTAGATTTTCCTTCGACTGTTTCAACAGGAATGTTTAATTTTTTCTCGTCACCTTCCCACTCAAAGTATTTTTTCTGCTCATCTACTAGCATATTGTTAGCGTTAGCGTAGTCACTAGAGTAGTTGTGTTGAATCTGTGAGGCTTGCTGACCAAACTGAGTCATAAAGTTTTTAGCTTCCTGTAGTGCAGATTCAATATCTATCTCAGAAGATGGGTTAGCTTGATACTGTTGCTTGCCGACAACCATTTTACCTTGTTGATCGTAACCTTCAATACTTTGCCAAGGCTCTCCATTACGTACGTTTATTAGCTGTTGTTTCCAGTGATTAAACTCAATTTCAGCTTTACCATAGTTTGTAGCAGCTTCTTTGTATTCATCAGACAGAGTATAAGCTTCTGGATGTTCATGAAGATTCTCAAGCTTTTTAACTTCTGGAGATTGTTTACTTAACTCTTCAATCTGAGACTTAGCTTCTGCCAACTCACGCTTGTTTTTAGCGTACTTCTCAAAAGCAGCGTTAGACATCTGCTTTAACAGAGGCCTTTCTGATTCATCAAAGTCGTCATAGTTGCGAGCTTCAGATTTTGTCTGAGGTTCTTCTACAACTTCGTTTGTTGTTTCTTCTGTGTCTTCTGTAAGATCACCTTCGGGTAAAGGTTCTTGTTCTTCATCAGATACAGTGTTTTCTGTTTCGTCTTCTACGTCTTCTACAAGATCTCCATCAAAGACATCGTTAAACAAATCAAGTTGGTCATCGGAAGTTTCCGTAGTTTCACTTGGTTCTGTGTCTGGTGATTCTACCGGCTTTGATGTTCCCGCCCGTTGATCTTGCACCGTTACTTTTTGCTCGAATAATGTTTCCTCGTTCATTTATTATATTCAATATATCGTCTACTGTTTTTAACTGTGCAGCCCTAAACCTTATTATAGAGTCTGGAGAGGCTGCGTCTACAGACTTAAATTTTATCTCGTTAAGGATTTGATCTTTGTATTCATCAATCCTTTTCTTAAGTAACTCTGTACATAAAGAGTCACGCCATTGTAGGTAAGCTAGTTCAGCTTGTTGGTTGTTGCTGTCCACCGGGGTTTAATACTTGTTGCACCTGCTGCATTAATTGCATTAGCTGTTGTTGGTAAGGCTGTGCTTCTTCTGTTAACTGTCCTGTTTCTGGATCTGTAATCAAAGCTTGCATAATAGTTTGAAGTTGCATGAGTAGTTGTGTTTTTGTGTTATCGTCTTCGATAGCTTGCACATAAGCTTGGCCATCTTCTGGAAAAAGCATGGAAACAAAACGTTTAAGGAATATTGATGATGCCCCTGTTTGTTGAATTACAGGCCACGCTTGCATCATTTTGTTTATTTTTTCTTGCCTTTCTATAACGTCTGTATCTCCCGCTGGTCTTATTGCATATTCGTGGTCTGTAAAAAAGTTTGCTGGTATTGTTGGTTGTATTAACCCTTCTAGTGTTCTTGATCTGTATATGTTCCAACATTGTGTGTAAACTTTTTTAAGTGCTATACTAAATAAGGCAACCTGAGATGCTGATAATGCTTGAGCTTCTGAACTAGCAGCTTGTACTTCTGTAGCAGTCTTACGACTATCCTTTCGATTCATTGCAGCATAGTTTACCTGAGAAGTCTCCTGCATATTCTGACCCAAGATAGTTTGGATAGCACCCATAATAGATGAGTCAGGTGGTGTAAGTTGAAATTGTTTTATGTTAGAATCAATAAGAGCATTCGGTGTAAAGAACACACCTGTTTGTGTGTTAGTATTATTTGGATCGTTACTGTCTTTCGCAAAGTAAAGTCCTGAAGCACGTCGATGTGCAGTCACAAACGAAGAGAGTAAAGACGTAGCAGATTCTTGTGCGTACTCATCTAGCTGTGCTCTACCTTTCATTAATGATATAGTTGTATCTTCATTAATATTGTAAGGGAATATTACATAAGGGTATTGTGTCTCGTAAAGTTCTTCACCTTGCTCACGTTTCCCTAAGAACAAAGGTCTTGGTTTACGTATCCAATCATTACATCTATCTATACAAGTCCAACCAACATAAACTATGTTATCTTTTTTAAATAAAACTTTCTGTACTTGCATTAAAGAATAATTTTCCGACAAAGACTTAAAGTCTAAGTTCTTTAACTGTTCTTTATTAAAATCATCTGAATCAGCCATACGCCTTAGCTGCATATCGGTAAAGTGGTGACGATGTACAATCATCTCACACGCTTGTATGTCGCGTGCATCTTCCGGTAAACCTAAGTCTTCAAAGTTTACATCTGTTACACCAAAGTGACCGGGCTTTGTTACATCGAAACCTACTTCAGCTATACCGTACCCATGCAATTGCATAGAATCTATAATACGAAATAGTGGAGTTTGCCAACCTGCGTATCTTGTCTTATCTGTAAAATCTTCTTCGAGAACTGTAGAATCGAACGTAACATCATTAAGACTTTTAAAAATTGCAACACGGCGAGAAGAAGCTACATAAGATACATAACGAGCTTGCTCTCTGCGTATGTTCATATCTACAAGGTGCATAGGTATGTAAAGTTCGTCAGGTGCTAAATGTCCACTACGCTGCTCTGCATCTATGTCTATAGCAGGGTGTCTTAATAATCTGTGTTCATCTGCTTTTGTTCCTTGTGTTTGGAGATGACTGTTTAAACGATGAATTTCTTTTGTTGCATCGTCATAATCCATGTAATTGTAATCGTCTTTCATCGTAGAGCTTTAATTTCTTCCAGTAAAAATTCTTGAGCGATGGGATCACGCTTAGGTAACATATGTCTTATGCTATGGTTATTCCTAGCCTGACTAAGTGTAAAAACTTTACGCTCTGGTTTAGGTTCACATTTATTAAGTTTATACTTGACACGTGTGCCTCTTGCCTTTGTAGGATAGTAGTCACAGAAAGCAAGCACAAAAGCGTCAGCTTGGTCAGGTGATCTACGACCTTTAGACTTTGCAACTTTCTTGCTTTCTAATTGTAATTTGTTCTGCGGTGTTACTGTGTAATAACGTGATGCTAACTGTTTACGTAAAGTACTATAGTTTGGTATGATTATCTCTTTATTTTCTATAAGCTTTGCTACATTAAACCACGTCTCTGCACCTCTGTTTAAATAAGCAAGTTCATTTATAGGTTTTGCTTGGTTAAGTACATACTTAACTGGCCAGTTGTTAGCTCTTAAAGTATCTAAGATAGGTTTACCTAGACCACCAGCATCACCATATATTATAGCATTTGCATTATTTAGATCATACTTATAGAAAAGTTTCTCTAGGTGTTCTATTAAAACTACTGTGTCTGTAAATTTAAAACTCTCCAAAGCTATCAGTTCATTTCCATTTCTTACAGCAAGTACCTGTTCATCTCCTCCTGCTGATAAATCAAGTCCGGCTACATTATACTCTGATTTAACATGATTGACCTCAACACCAGCAAGCTCGACAAGTTGTTGAAAATTTATAACTACTTGTTCTTCTAGTCCTCCGAAGTCTGCTAAGATCATAGACCTATAGAGTGTAGAGTTTTCTCCATAAGAATTTTTTACATCATCTATATAATCTTGGCTAAGATGAGGGCAGTCAAAAGCTGTTACATGATACTGTTTCCAACTGTTACCAACACACGCATTGTAAAAGTGTCCGTCAGGTAGACCAGGGGAGCTAACATCTATACGCTTTGTAAATCCTGTACAACGTGCAAGTGCTGTAAATATGTCATCGTTTATAGACTTGGCTTCTGAAACAAATATACCAAATTGACCGTTGGCTACTGCCGGATGCCAACCTTCTGCTCTACCGGGTTCGTCCGTAGCAAAAAGTTCTATAGTAGAACCATTAAGCATATTCGTGTAATGCCTGTAGTTTATCTTCCAGATCTGCTGGTCAAACAACCTATTGATTCCATTCATAAGTTGTTGAATGTATCTGTCTGTTTGTCGGTCTAACTGATTACCAGAAGCAGAAGTTATAATACACAAGGAGTCGTCAAAAACTGTACCAAGCCATACTGCACAAGGAGCTATTATATATTTGTCTTTGCCAGAACCGTTGGCGGCACGTACTACAGATCGAAAAGGGTCTTTGTCATTTGATGGTTTGGCAAAGTCAGTCATTATCTGAGCTTGCCACTTATGGAGTTTCATCTCACCACTAAGTATCTCGTCATCTACAAATGTAACGAGTTCTAGAGGAGACTTAAATTTAAGGCTACGCTCTTGTTTAGTAGCTGTCGACATCTACGAAATTCTCTTCTACACGTTTTTGTGCGTTCTCTAAGCGGAGGTTTAAGTCGCTCACGTTAAACGTAACACCCTTGTTATGCTTGCCAGTCTTGTGATCTGCAAGCCATTTAAATAGTCCTGCCTTTACTGCTTCGTTCTCACCGTAGTCTAAAATCTCTCTAGCACTGGTGATAGCTAATGGCATAAGCTTCTCTAGTTCTTCCTCAAAATCAAACTCTGGTTCTTCTGCGTTGTACTCTAAGTCTCGCTCAGATTTTGCAACAGCTTGTTTAACTTTGTGTTGGAACTCAGTGTCAAAAGTAACTTTAAATGCTACTTCTTCTTTGCTTCGTCCAAGCAGCTCTCCAATTTTTGTAGGGCTTAAGCCTTGCCTAGCAAGAGCCACAGCCTGTAAATCTTGTGTTTTCACTTATTAATCACTGCGGGTATGTTTACTAACATCTACAATTACACCTTGATCTCTTGGAGGATTATTTGCTCTCCATTCAAACGCATTTCCACCAAAAGCATTATAAGCTGCTGTGTCTAAGTCATAATTAACTCTCCATTGATTACCGCTTGGCACGTATTCGGCTGGTACAGTAACTACTTGAGTTCCTAGCTGTGGGTGATAAAAGTATACAGCAGCATCTCCACCAATAAATTGACCGCGAGCAATAAACTCTACATCACTTGAAGTTAAATCTTGCGGTCTAGGTAATTCAGGTTTTGTTGTTGTTGTATCTCCTGCACCGCCCCATACGTTAGTATTGTCATCTAACGGATTAAAAGGCTCTGCAGGTTCTTGTGTATTAATCGGATTAACTAGGTCAGTAGTGCTAAAGTCAGGCCGATTAAACTCAACTGGGTTAATGTTTTGAAGTTGGTTTATATCCCAATTTTGTCTAAGCATAGCGTAACTATTGAGTAGTTCCGAAGCTGTAGCACCTGCACCGTATTGAGAGTTAGCTTGGCCCATATCTTTACCAAAAGCATCTGCGTTTCTTGTACCTACGAGATCACGCATACCTGCGTAGTCTCCTGCATCAAGTAGAAAAGGTCGAAATCCTGCAATCTCGTTTAACCTATCACCTAATGGCCCCATATCATCGTTTATAGGTCTATTAGATTCGTCTACTGGAAGATCAATTATTATTGTATTATTAGGGGTTGTTATATCTGTTGTATCTGGTCCCTTATCATCTCTTTGAGATTCATCACTTTGAGTTACTGGCGTACCTGTAATTGGTCGTTTAAACTTGCCTGTCACAGAACCTTCTTCATCTTTTCCTTTTGACGAGATTGGATCACCTTTGTACTCAACTTCATTGCCGCTATACGCAGGATCACCTGATAAAGGGTTTAACTGTCCTTGACCTCTAGTAGGTCGTGTTTTTGATCTTCCTTCTGGAGTAGTTCCTCTGCCCGCAGGTGGCATACCTAGAGGTGCTGTTGTTCTAGGAGGCTTAGGTAACGGTGTAACATTTCCAGTTATGCCTCCAGTGGGTCTAGTTAACGGTTGCCCTAAGCCGACTTCTTTGCCTTTTATAGATACTCGTACGTTAGGTTGAGGTTTAGGTGGATTGCGTAACTCACCTAGTGTTGCGTTTTTAAACTTATCTGCAATTGTACTGTCTTGTATTTTAGGTAAAACTTTACCTAATGTATTATTCCAAGCTTCTTTTGCTACCTTACCGGGAACCCAAAATGCCATGTGTACTGCATCTTGTATCGGATTACCTGCCATTTCTGGATGCTCTGCAAATATATTGTTAACAGAACTCATTATATCGTTAGACAAGTTTAAAGCAGCTAGAGGTATACCTGCTTGCGATCCGTATTGTGATATAAGACCTGCAGCATACAGTAAGCCGGGAATCTGTAGATCACCGTACTCTTGTGTTTTTATATTGCTGGGGTTCTTTAAAATGTCTTTTATGTTTTTTAAGGCGTTAGCGTAGTCTGGGCCAAAAGGATTACGCCCACTTAATTCTGACGGTATTCCTTTGTCTTCCCACATTTTAAAGTTTTCATCGCTCCAACCTCTAAGCCAATCATAGAATGTACCTAAAGTTCTTACTAGAGAACCCTTTTCCCCGTACTGTTGACCTTCAGCAAATCTTGTTGGGCCAGTACTTTTTTCTATACCTGAGATAAGATCTTCAAATATCCTTTCTCCAGTACCTTCGTATTTAACATCTGGATCTCTTCTGAAGTTTAACCATTCTTCGTATGTTGACGGTCCAGTAGTTGACCCTCGGCCTCCAGATGGAGTACGACCAAGGTTCCCAGCAAGATCTCCACCTTCCATAAAGTCTCTGTCGTACCTCATACCCATAAACTGCTCTAACGTAGATGGACCTTTTTCAGGGTCATTAATTACTATAAAGCCGCTACCTCCTGTTCCTGCTCCACCTATAGGTAAACTATAAGCACTGTCACCAACACCACCAAGGTTACTGCCTGTACCTACACCTGTATTACCTCCCACACCTGTTATAGGATCTGTTATTATATTGTTACCTCCTACTGGATTTTGTGCTGCATCTAAGTCAGCATTACCCTGAGCTATTAAAGAATCTATTTCAGCTTGTGTTGCTGCATCTGGAACAATTATAGGGTCGTCAAGTGGTTTAGTTTTGTCTTTAATAATCCAACCGTTATCAACTTTTTCTACTACTACACCGCCGGGATATTTGTCTGTAGCTGGAACATCGTAACCTCCTGTTTCAGTTATTGTTGCATTAGGAGGTATCCAATTAGGTTTTACATCATCAACTAGTGTACCTCCTATATTTGTACCCACTACTGGCGTAACCGTCTGAGCAGGTCGATCAGTTATAGTCTGTGCTGTGTCATAACCGAGTCTATTAGACCACCATGTTGTAGGTTGTTCTTGAATAGAGACTCTGCCTGTTACAGGGTCTGTAACTACTTGTGGTGTAGTTACAGCAGGTTTATCTGTTATTACAGGAGCACCTTGACCTGCTCCTGAGAATCTCCATCTTTGATCTGCGTAACCACCGGGACCAGTATACGACCAGCCTTGAAGCTTTGGAGTAGCTACAGATGGGTCTGTTACTTGGTTAGCTGGGTTATCGAGTATGTTTTGCGGAGGTAAAACTTCTGGCGTTCCAGTTAAAGTTTTTTCTGGTGGAGTACCTGTCCAGTTGCGTAATATGTCTCTTCCAGCTTCCCAAAAAGCTTCTCTAACAGCTTTTTCTCCTTCATTAGCTAACCTAATTGATGGTCCTTTTGGGGTCGGTAGAACAATTGTTTGAGGAGGACGTGCTATTGACAGAGGTTGAACAAGTTGGTTTCTTTTTTGTTGTGCAGCTTCAGTTGCTCCTTTTCTAGTTGGTGATCTTAAATTTTGTTGAGGCCAAGGTTGCCGTAATTCGTTTATAGCGTTTCCTATACCTTGGCCAATTTTTTCTGTGGCATTTGCTGATAAATTACTGATAGGTCTTGTAATTGCTGGTATAGGATTAGGTATTCCTGCCATGTCTAAACCTTTAGATACTAAACCAACGTTAGAGGTAGGTAATTTTGACAATGTACTTACAAGCTTAGTTAAGCCATCTCTGAAAGGGTTAGCTTCTTGAATAAGTTGGTTTGTTGGTTTTTGTCTGTAGAACTCTGGGCCTTTTGTTTCTACAGGCGTACCGTCTAAATTTGTTGCAGGTCCATACTTTGGGTCTATTGTTGGGGGTAAAACATTTGGTACACCTTTCATAGGTCTAGCAGGTACTACACGACTACCACGGGCATAAGCTAAGTTTCGACCTGTTAAACCTGTATTGTTTGGAGATACGTAATCACTTTCTTCGGGGTTATAAGCACCAGAAGGTGTTAATGGCATAACAATTTGACTTGGCTCTGCTTTATCTTTAACCCAAATACCTTCAGGCTGCTGTATAGTTACAAAAGGAAGATCACTTACTTTAGCAGCATCTTCTGATCTTGGGTTTATAACTAAAGGCCCGGTAAAAGGAGGATAAACACCATCAACTAAATTTTCTGCATTCGGTCTATAGTATTTAGAGTTTTGAGATCGTAATTTTTTTAACTCACGAAAACCTACTTTGTGTTTTTTTCCTTTGTCTGCCATATCTCTTTTTGTTTTTTGAAGTAGTGCCTTATAAGTGCAGTACTCCGACATATTTCCTCAGCTCTCTTAGAGAACCCCTCAAAACTAACTTTTTCTTTCATATCCATAACTAGCCTCTCTATAGCACCTTACGTGCCAACTTGTCCAACAGTTAAGAATGTTTTTTCTAACTGTTAGCCCAATTGTAAATTTTGTCATTTTCCCAGAGAGGGTGATAGTTCTGGTTCTGGTTTCTTTCTGGGGGGTCTTCCGCTCTGTACTCTACGTGAAAATATCGTAGGGTAGAATTATGAAAAACCTAGAGAACGATAACAAGCTTGTACTTAGTCCAGGACTTTGCAAGCAAGTGAAGAAACCCCTAACAGTTATTAAAGTAAGAGGGAATAATTGTTGAGGTTGAATAATTTTTTAGTCAACAAGAAAAAAAGAGAGAGAAGGGATTAAGTTAAGTTAATAGAATATGTATATATTATGATATTATTTTTTATATATATATAACCAGAGAAATACCTTTTCCCCTCTACAACTTTTCCCCGTTGACTAAAAAATTATTTAACATAAATATCTATTGACACGCTACGCCTCAACTGTTAGCTTACTTGTTCCCGTAGTACGGGTTTATAAATATGACAAAACTAACAAAACTAATGGCTTGCTACTCAGTGCAAGAGAACAGATACAAGGGAACTAATTGGAAGTTTACACTACCAGAAGACGCACCTATGACAGAAGTAGAATTGCCTTCTATTATAGTTGACTTTGTACAAGAACAAGTATCGAAAGACGGTGAAGGTGAAGAGTCAACTGTATCGCAAGAACTAACAGATTTGATTATTGAGCAAAAGTTTGACGGTGGAATATCTGGTATCACTTGCGGTAGCGAGGAAACCGGAACATATCTGACAGAAGACTTACTAGCTTATGAACCAATCCAAAAGCGTCTTCTACGCTGGTTTGCTAGAGCAAAAGGATCAGCAAGCAAAACTACCCAATTCAATAATCTGATTGAACTATGCAATCAGATTGACAAAGCAGAAGAGTTAAAAGATGAACTAGAGGAAAAGCTAGAGAATGATCCTAAAAACAAAGAACTACAAAAAGAATACGAAGACGCAAAGTTAACTTATAAAGACTTAAAAGAACAACGCAGGACCTTTAAGTAATAACAAACAAAACTACAAAACCCCGGTATTATGCCGGGGTTTTTTTGTGTCTACTCTTCTAAAATCACTCGTAACATATCATTGATATAAACCTATCTTGTGATATAATAAAGGTTGCTAGTAAAATATTTACAGAACCAACATGAAGAAAAACCTAGACTACCTACTTGACGATCCTACTCTATGCCAAGTTTGGGTAGAGTTAAAACTAACGAAGACAAACCCACTACACGAAGACTACTATAGACTAGATAGTGTAGAAGTTACTCTAGCTGAGGCATCCAAGATAGCCCACGCTAAATGTAAAGGTATAGTAGTAGAGTACCAAGGCAAAGAGTACACTAACACTTGGGACAACAAGCCTATGCCTAGACTTACCGTAGGTACAGCTCGCTTGTGGTGTAGCAAAGCGTGGGAATTATCCAGCCAAAAGAGACAACTTGAAAATGCAAAGATAAAAGCTAGAGAACAAAAAGTTTCTACAGTTGTTAAGTATCTAGTAGTTAGTCTAGGTATATCTGAACCTGCAATACGTCAAGAACTGTATGATCTAGGACGTGCTAGACAAGGTGAGCTAGTAGATAATATGCTACCCAAAGCAGAGAAGTATCTAGCACAGAGAGATTTAGTCATAGCTACTAGTCAGCCAGAAGAAGCTTCTTTAGTAGGTGCATTAGGTAGCACAAATCAAGGTATTGAGTTTCTAGCTTACGACGATTCTATTCCACTAGAAGAAACCAAAGCTAGGCTAGAAGAAGTTCAGTCCTTTGAGTACCAGAAAAACCTAAACCCAGATCAATATTAATTTATAACCTACAGAAAAATGAACCAACATAACAAGAAAATACTAACACAAAGCTACGCTAACCTTATTAATGCTAGGCTACCGTGGAACATTAACATCTACAAACTAGTAGATCGCTGTGATATACTAGTAAGTGAACGTGTGCTACAAGACTACGTATTGATGGAGACTATACCAGCCTACACTAAGCTGAAGTTTAGTCATCTAGAAAAGTTAGCTGCTGTAAAACCTAAAGAGTGGCAACTTGCACCAGCAATCAGCTCGGAAGATAAAGCAAACGAAACTCCTACAGAGTGGAGAATTGCTAAGTCTGCTGAATCTTTCATTAAGAGCCAAGCATTAGAAACTATGCTAAGTTATTTTCATACTCTCACAGATAAACCTACAGTAAAATGAACCTACCAGATAAGAAACACTCGATAGAGTGTACCTCTCATATAGTAGAGGACGCACTGTTATCTATGATAACAAAGTCAGGGGCGAAAGCTTTGCCCTTTCAACTTAAAGCTGCAACTGATGCAGCTATTAAGCTACAAACACAACAAGGTATCCTACTCCAAGCTCATGCTGGTCTAGGTAAAACCTATATCATTATGCCAGTAATAAAGTATCTCCTAGAAAACAACCTAATTGAGATGCAATCAGAGTTTCCTATGCCTATTCTATGGGTTACTCCTGCTGCTGTCATACCTCAAACTGAAGAAGTTATAAAACAGTTTGGATTACTAGGTAAAATAATGACCATAAGCTACGCTGCATTCAGAGGTAAAGCAGGTGATTTATACTGGGAAAAGTTCAAGCATCCTACGTACGAGACGTACACCTACGCTTGGAAGGCTTCACGTCTACCATCTCTCGTAGTCTTTGATGAATGCCAAGGACTAAAGAATGACACAAGTAGCCAAACACAAATCGCTTGGTCTATACCCAAAGGAGTCAAACGTATCTTTGTAAGTGCTACACCATACCAGAAAGTAAGCGAAGCACGTAGCGTAGTGCAAGGTGTAGGTATGAAGTACGGAGAGCTACCTTGTACAGAAGATAACATAACAGAACTACTACGTGACATAGCATTACATAGTCATCCTAGTTCTCTATGCCAAGCGTCAATGACTAGACTACGTAAACGTATGGAAGACTACGCTGTCTTTGTACCAAAGGTACGCTACAAATTTAAAACTCACACTCGATGCAGACTTATAGAGTTTGAAACTGCAGAGGAACGCCAGCAATACGACTCGTACTACGAGGCTTTCCTTGCCAAGTGTAGAGAGATGGATCGTAACACACACTTTGGTTGGAACGAGATGCTAGTAGCTATGCAAAAGTTTAGAGAAGGAGCAGAACTAGTACGTGCTTCACGTATGGCTAAACGTGCGATAGATACAGTTGAACAAGGCAGACAGACTATAGTTGTCTGTAACTTTGTTGAACCTATGCGTACTGTATACAAAGAACTAGTCAAAGAAGGTGTCGATGAATCTAGGATAGCATTCATAGTTGGAGGACAAACACCTGCTAAACGTGAGGCACAGCGTCAGTTATTCCAGACAGGCAAGGCAGATATTATGCTATTTACTATGCGATCAGGTGGAGTAGGTATAAGTTTACACCATGACACAGAGCAAGGTAGGCCACGACATATAATCATACCTCCTACTTGGTCAGCCATAGATTTAGTACAAGCACTAGGCAGAGGACACAGAATTACTTCTATGTCTGACACAACTCAAGATGTTGTGTGGTACAAGGACACCATAGAAGAGAAAGTGTGTGCTAGAGTAGAGGCCAAGCTAGACTGCATCAACGCAAGCGTAGGTGCTAGAGAGAATTGGGTTAACGTATTCACTAACGGTACAGTACAACAAGATGTAGCTACCAAAGATGAGTACCAAGAACTAGAGGAAGAGAATCTTAACGTGATACAAAACAATGAAACTAAATAACAAGAAAGACAAACTATGATAGACCCTATAAAACTAGAACAAGCTAAAGCTGTTAAGCTACTGATCGAACCACGCGGTGATCTGGTAGAGAGTGAAGTATACCAAGTGTACAAAGATGGAAAGCAACTAGAGCTAGAAGAAATAAATGCAGAGATAATACACTTGGTAGATATGGAAAACCAAGGAATAGAAAACCTAGTGAAAGGATTAGTTGGCTAATGAACAACGCTACATTAAAACAAATAGTAGAATACCTAGACTTGATAGATAATAAACAATCTATATTAAAAAAGAAGAAGTTTGGTATTAATACGATGCAAGTTACAGCAGGTAGGGGAACCTACGGTATAGTAGATGAGATGTACGATACACCATTGATCGATTACCCTGTAACTATACTACCACCTAGAGACTACAGCCTAAGAAGATGAAACTAACAACGATAGATAGGTTACAGGTAATGTTAAAGTGGGTTTCATTTGCTGGCTTTGTTTGGTTAGCTGGCATAGGTTTAGGCTACTTACTATTCTACCCATGAACAATCCAGAAGATAAAGAATACATAGACCTACCCCATACTCACATAGTACAGGTAGACAATCACGATACCTTAGAATCTTTGATTGATATGATACCTAGTGCGTTAGAAAAACTTGCAGAGATAGGTAGAATTAACGGCTACTCTTTAGAGAACGTAGTAGATATAGAAATAGGTGAAGAAGATTTTTACTGTATAGTTTTTAAGACAGACAAAAACGTAGACATGATTCATACAGCAATTGATTCATTCAGTATACAGTACAAGAAGAAAAACAAAGATAAGAACCAAAACAATGACAGAAGAAAATAAGTGGGTAACTGGATTATCCAAAGAGGTAGCAGATATAGTAGAACCAAACTTTAAACTTTGGTTTGAAGAGTTAGAGAAAAGAGTTGATGCGATACAGCATCAAGCTCCGCAAAAACTAGAGATCAAACAGATCATAAAGCACAACGTTACTAATCATAGTACCGTAGAGGGACAGCACTATCAGACTAAGCCATTGATAAGTACACTAGCAGCAGGTCTACCTGCCATGCTTATCGGACCTACAGGCAGCGGAAAGACTAGGGTAACTCATGCTGTATCGAAAGCACTAGGTTGTAAGCACTATGCTATACGACAAGTGAACAAGCAGACAGCAACTCATGATCTTATAGGGTTCAACAACTCCAGTGGAAACTACGTACCCGGTGTGTTCACTAAGGTGATACAAGAGGGAGGTCTAGTCTGTATAGATGAGATGGACAACGGCAACTCTAATGTACTTATGACTATTAAAGGTATAACAAGCGGTCATATCTTTATGCCGTACGGTATGCAAGAGGTACACCCTGACTGTAGACTCATGTGTACCGCAAACACTTGGGGTCTAGGTCCAGACAGAGAATACGTAGGACGTAACGCTCTCGATGTAGCCTTACTCAATGAGTTCGTATGTATAGAGTGGCCTTATGATACTGCAGCAGAAAAAGGTTGGATCAAACAAACCTACGCTAGAGTAGACAAGCCTTACATTACTGAGGTACAGCTTGATAAATTCGTAGACCGTTTCCAAAGTATGAGAAAGTATGCAGTGTCCAAGAAGATACGTATCATATTCTCTAGTCGTAACCTAGACCAGTGCATTAAGTTGCAAGCTATCTCAGGTTGGGATGAGTTTGATACGCTAGATGCTACGGTATTTAGATCAGTGAAAGGTGACGCTCGCAGTAGGCTACTCGATGTCTACACAGAGAAGCGTAAGCCTATCACTCCTAAGACAGAAGATCCTAAGCCAAAGGTAAAAGAAGTTGAAGTACCAGAGGATGTAAAGGATATAGTAGATAAAGAAGTACCATTCTAAAAAGAACCATGAACATAGAACTTAAGTTAGATCCAGATAAGGACTATACAGAACAAGACATTATAAAGTACATAACTGCTTATCTATTCGTTGAAAGTGACGAGGCTGCTTCACAAATACTACAGCCATTAGGTATGCTACTAGGTATGCACTTAGATTTAGTAGATCACGTACCTTTTAATGATATTATATGGAAGCTAGATAAACAGTTAACTAAGCTACAGTTTATGAGGAAGTGTAAGCAAAGAGATATAGGTGTAGAAAAATTAAGAGTAATTAAAAAGAACCATGAAGATAATAAAGAAAACAATTCTAGAGTGGGATGAGTTCCGCGATAGACTAGACGACACTCCTTTTACGAGTGACGTAGAAAAACTAAACTCCTACTCCAGTAATGAGGAAACTAAAAGTGACGAGTGGTACGGTACAAAGTCTTGGATCGAGGCCATCTTCCTGCTAGACGCTGGCGGTTGGGGTATAGATAGACTAGAAAAGATAGAGGTGGACGAGAAAGTTACAGACTCTATAGCTCCACTAGAAGAATACCTAACAGACTTCGTGCCTAGTGTAGCTGGTGGTGTAATAAACATCGAGGCTGCTGTTACAGACGCAAGTCCCGAACACTTCCTTGACGAAGAGGAAACAGATACAGTAATCGCTGCAGGTAAGAGACTACTTACTGTGTATGTTAACTGTTGGAATCATTGCGGTATACCAGAGGAGTGTTACTTTCATAGGGGAGCTTTAATATACAAAGCAATAGATCACTTAGAAACCCTGGGCTACGGGTGTGAAGTCATTGCTACGTTTCCTTGTCGTGCAGGAGAAGATGTACACGTAACATATGTTAAGGTTAAAAACTTCCAAGAGATGATGGACATAGACAAGTTGTGTGTAGCTTTATGTTCTACGTTTATGATGCGTAGATTTTTATTCCACCTGCAAGAACTAGAACCAGATTGGATACGCAAGAAGTTCGGTTACTATCAGTCAGGTGGTTACGGTACACAGATAAGATCGGGTTCACTTAAGCCAGAAGACATAGCCATACAGCAGGACAGTTCGGAACTTATCTTTTGGTATGATGTATCTGGTGTAGATAAGGTAAAGGATATAGAGAAAGAGTTTATTAACTTAGTGGATAAGAAGTTTAATGAAGTCGCAAAGTGATAAACTTAGAGAGCAAGCTAAGAAACTTATAGAATCTGCTGAACCTAACCTAGAGTATATGTTCGCCACACAAGATGGAGACTGTATTCATATGTTACAGATGGCAGATAAGCTTGCGACACTAGATGATACTGTACTTGTTACTGGTGAGAGTGGTACAGGTAAAGAACTTGTAGCTCGAAGGCTACACAACAGGCGTAGCGGTAGATTCATAGCATTGAATCTATCGGCTATGCCTGAGAATATGATACAGAGCGAACTCTTTGGTCATGTAAAGGGAAGCTATACAGGAGCAGTATCAAATCGTATGGGGTTACTAGTAGCTGCATCCAAGGGTACGATCTTCATGGATGAGATAGGCGACATCTCTCCTTCTATACAGACCATGTTGCTTAGACTTATAGAGACTCGTAGGTTTCGTAGGATAGGTGAGAATGAAGACACAGAATTTACAGGTAGGTTTGTCTTTGCTACAAATAATCTAGACAGTTCTTTCCGTGACGATCTATACCACAGGATAGCGACGTTCAAGCTAGAGATTAAACCTTTGCGTCGGAGACTTGGAGACATCAAGCTTATACTAGATCACTATGGCTTAGGCTTTACCTCTGAAGAAGCAAACGATCTTTGGACTAGGGTATGCTCTAATGTTTATGATGGTAACTATAGACTTAAAGGAAACGTACGTGAGTTACTAAGGCTGGCAAAGCAATACAAAGTTTTAGGTCCAGCCTATTTGGATTTCACACGGTACTAAAAACGTTGCGATAGGTTATAAAGCGTGAAGAATATTACAACGGGAAACAATAATACTGCTATTGGTCATAGTGCAGGTCGTTGCATCGAAGCAAACTTCCTACTCTACAAACAAAAACGAAGATTATAAATTTATTTTTCAACAGTTATAACAGTTGGCATGATTCCTGCTTATATAATACTATTGAAAATTTAATTCAATGAAGAAAAAAATTTATTGCACTAACAGTTATACGTGCATTAATAACAGATAGGTAAACATATGTTAGAAGTAAACACAAAATACGGGGTAGAGCATTTTCAGAGTGGACTCTGGGAAGGCTTTAAGTTTCACGTACCAGAATTCAAAACTACTGCTGATGCAGTTAATAGGTACGGTGAAGAGAAAACACTAGCACTACTTAATCAACAAGTTAGTGCTAGGATACGGTCTACAGTAAAGAACTCGTTGAAACCTAACGGTAAGACAAGTGAAGAACTAAAGGCTGAGTTAACTGAGAAGTATCCTGACTTGGTAATCTACACTAAGGAGGATGCTGACAAGTGGACACCAGAAAATACTGGCAACGAGACACCTAGTAAGCTATTCAAGAGAGCGAAAGCTGCCTTTGCTAACGGTGATATAGAAGACGGTAAAGAACTCATTAAACGTATGGAAGCTATGCTATCGCAAGACGATGCGTAACTTTTATTGTTGGTCATGATAAACCAAGATAGCGTAGCATGGTGTGCAGGGAGATCCTGTGACGAGTCAGTCAACATATATGTTATGCTTATAGAAACACTACGCTATCTTATTTAATTTAATTTAATATGGATAAAACAGAGAATAATTATATCAGCAGTCTTGAATTAAAGAATCATTCAGAACTATTACGTAGAGTAAGAGAGCGTACTGTAAGTTCACGCTCAACTTACACGGCAAACAATTTAGCTAAAGTAAAACCGATTATAGATAAGCTACTGAACAATCAAAAAGATATATTAGTAACTTCAGAGGAGACAGGTTATACAGCTAACACACTGTATGTAAAGTTAGTGGACGGGTTTAAGTTTCTCGTCGACAATTCTACAGAGTACGGCCCGATCTATGCTGAACTTCGGTCACAGGTTTCGTTAAAGAAAACTGATACAGGTGTCTTAATATACTTTAAAGATACACTTCGTAATCAGATTAAAGCTAAAGAGCTAGAGTACAATTTCAAAGACTCTTCTGTATGGCGTAGAGAACTTCTTGCTTGGTTACAAACTGCTGAAGATATGGACACGTGGCGTAAAGAAAACCTAGTCATAAAACCAGAAGACATAAAGTGGCTAGAAGAAAAGCAAAAGATAACAGACTTTGAGTTTGATACGGCTGAAGATAAACTTACTATAATAAGATAACGCATGAAGAAACTAATACTAATCGTAGCCCTCGTTCCTATTCTATGGGCTAGTAACAAAGGCAAAGCATACAAGACTACAGAGTGTAGCTACTATGGGGAAGGTGACAGCTACAAGAAGGGTGACTTAATGGCAAGCGGTAAAAAGTTTGATCCATCTAAGCCGTACATCGCAAGCCTAGACTATCCATTTGGTACACAGCTAGAGTTAAAGTATGGTACTAATGTTGTGGTAGGTGTAGTGCAAGACAGAGGGCCATCACGTTCTCTATATAACAAAGGTAGAAAGCTAGACCTTACGCCATACTTGATGGGTAAGTTAGTCGGCACTAATCTAGTGGAGTACAAAGGTAAAGTAATGCCTGAGTATAAATTAAAGGGAGTTGCAACCGTACAATATAAAGTAAAGTGACCATCGAAGAACTCTTAGACTGTACTGTTGAGGAGCTTGAGTCTAAGTCTGATGATGAATTACTCCAGCATTTTGAGAAGTACCTTGCATTAACAGAACCAAAGGTAGAGTTAGCTAAACCAAAGACTGCACGTAAGAAACGTGTGGTAAAAGAAAAGAAATCCCTGCTTGATGAAGCAGAACTATTAAAGAGAACTTATGGAATTACTTAATCTAGAAAAAACTAAGGAGGGCAAGTACATCATGAAGATAGATGCTTCCCTCATAAAAGAATCAGCGTGTGAACGTAAGCTATGGTATATGTTATTTCGTGGCTTACGTAAGAGAAACTCTAATCATAAGATGGAGTATGGTACTGCAGTACATAAAGCACTGGAGTCCTACTACACAGACAACGATAAAGACAAAGCAATCAACGCAGCTATAGACCATTATGCAGACGTACTTGTACCTGACAAAGACTTTCGTGACCTAGCTCACCTAGTTAACCTACTCACTCAGTACTTCAAAGTAGATACAGGTCTAGAGGTTAAGCGTGATCCAGATCCGTTACTTGAAATGCGGTTCGCTTATCCTTACAGGCAGACAGAGAAATTGGATGTACTCTTTTGCGGTACGATAGATTTTGTTGGCACTTACTTTGGTAGGCCAGTTATTGTAGATCACAAATCAACTGCAGCTTACAACACTTCATCATACTTCGCAGCCTATAAGGTATCACCGCAGCTTATGTTTTATAATATGATATGGAACACGATGTTCCCTGAAGACTACATAGGTTGTATGATAAACGGTATCTTCCTTGGTCGTTCTAACAAGAACAAGTTTGAACGTAGTGAGATCTTCGAGTTCAGTAAGGATAGGTTAACAAAGTTTAAAGCCTACGTAGATGATCTAGTAGACAGACTTGTAGCCAAGTTCGATGAACACTCAGACGATCTTGACAGAGAACCAGAAAGTATATTCCTTAGTAACTTTGCATCATGCGAGACTAGGTTTGGCCTGTGTTCTTTCTCTCCCTTGTGTACTGCAAACAACAAGGATGATAGGCAGTCTATAATACAGATGGATTACGTACGTAAAGTATACGACCCACTACAATTTCAATTATGAGCAGTCAAAGAATACTAGGAATAGAAAATGGTGTAGTTGTTAGCGTTTCTGTATCTAACGTAAACAGATATAGAAATTGGGATAGCATTGATAATGAAAACCACGGAGAACTAAACCATCGTAGGTTTTTTGGAGATAAAAGCTACGGAAGAAAATATAAACTTAGAAAACCAGAAGAGAAAAATGGAAAAACCACAACAGAAAACATTGGACGCTAGGCTAGATGCCTACAAAGACGGCATGGATAACTTCACTATGCTACGTTACAAGGCAGCAATGGAATCTCTTAGTCAGACGATTCTTGCTACCTTACAAGAGAACGACCTCAACGGTATGTTAACACCTGATGCGGCTAGTCAGTCTGCAGCAATACTAGCTGCAGCCGATATGCTAGGTAGTAAGATCACTGCACTAGATAAGACCGTACAAAACTTTAGCATTATCATGGGAAGGAACATAAGCAAGTGAGGATAAAACTTGAAACGCTTGCAGGTAAGGAAGCTATCTTTATAGCTGGTGAGTGCGTAAGCCTACTCGATGCCAAGCAGAAAGACTACGGACCTCGTAACATAAGTAGGTTCGGTGTACGTGGTCTAGCTGTCAGGCTATACGATAAGGTAGAGAGGCTCGCTCATCTTCTAATGGATAAAGATAGTGAACCAGCAAACGAATCTGTAGAGGATACGTTTAAAGACATAGCTAACTATGGTTTGATAGGCTTGATGTTACTTAGAGATAAGTGGCCAGCAGATGAACCAGAAGATGCACAACCTTTTTACGGTATCGTAGGAACTGATACCGAAACACACACAAAATAAAATAAGAAAATGTTTAAACCACTAATCGCCATAGTAGGTCATAGCGGTAGCGGCAAGAGTTCGTCCTTGCGTAACCTAGACCCTGAGACAACTTATATCCTAGACTTGGAACGCAAAGGCTTTCCATTTGTAGATGCTAATAAGTTCAATATAATCCCTATAGAAAACGCTAACGCTTTTACAAGGGAACTTAACAAGGTACTTAAAGAAGACAACTGTAAGACTGTTGTAGTTGAATCCTTTACTAAGTACGTAGAACAAGTACATACCCTAGCTAACGCATCGTTTAAGGGCTATGATATATGGTCATTCTATAATCGCACAATTCGTGCAACCTTGGATGCCGTAAAGAACGACAAGGCTACAGTTATATTCACAGCAGTAGACGACATCGTTAAGATACCACAAGTTACAGGAGGAGAAACTTCCCACCGTAGAATTAAAGTGCAAGGTAAGGTACATGAAGGGGCGATAGAGAAGGAGTTCCTAATGGTACTGTTTACTGAAACACGTAAGAACGAGAAGACTGAAAAGATGGAATACTTTTTTCAGACTAATACTGATGGAGTTACATCGGCCAAGACCCCAATGGGTATGTTCGATGATCAACTTATACCAAACGATATTGTCACTGTACTTGATAGCATTGACAAATATTATAAGTAAGAATTTTCCTATGAGTGTAGGAGAAATGTGTACGTTACACCTAATAAAATAAACACTAAACAATAAACTAAAGTTAAAATAAATGGCTACAATAAGTCTAAAAGAAATAACGGAAAGTTCAGGTAGACCTTATCTACCGAACGGTACATACACGCTTCGCATTGTTGAAGCAGAACGTAGAGTAAGCAGCAAAGGCAACGATATGGTTGCAGTTGTAGCTGAGGTAGTTGAACCTACAGAAGTTAACGGACCTAACGGTTTCGTTGAAGTTGGTGGTGTTCAAGTGCGTGACTATCCTTTGATTCCTTCACGGAGTCTTAAGGAGTATCACAAGATCTTCGATCTTCCAGAAGAGTTTGATCTGGATGATTACGATGAAATCGCAGACGGTATTAAGGGTAAAGCGTTTAAGGCTGTACTCTACACTAAGTCTGAGGCTAGAATGGACGAGATCACAGGCGACCCTATGATCGACCCGATCTCGAATCAGCCACTTGCTACCTATCGGTACAACGTGGAACGCAGGTTAGAAGCTGCACCAGATCACGATCTGGGTTAATCTAGACTCAAACACAGAGACTTGCGGTATGGTGTGTAGAGAGATTCTACAACTGGTAGCTGATGTTGGTTCTCGGTTCCATCTGAAACAAACGTAAGTCTCTATCTTAAGAAAATTATGACAGTACTTGAACAGGTAAAACAAATAATAACTAGCGTAGCTCCTGACAATAAACAAGAGTCGGAAGCTGCTGCTCATAGGGTTACAGAATTAATGTCTAAGATTTTGGTTATAGGATACAAGTCCGGTTTCCAAGATGGTGCATCACTTTTGTTATCTTACGCTAAGGATCACTTCGAGGGTAATAAAGATTTCAATAAGGAGTCTGAAGAGATCGCAATAGAAAAACTTGGTAAGCTAGAGTTGCCAGACAATGCGACAAAAACCGAGTGAAACTTACTCTGGTCTAACTGTTGTCATTGACACGCCTTCGCGTTTTGACCGCCGTGTTTTATTTAGCGGTTACGCGGGGGCGTTTTTTGACTCTACCCTTACAGTTAGTCGGGAATCCTGCGACTTACGTACGCTAAGTACTATGAACGCAGGTCTGCTACCAAACACAAACGTAGTCTTGCTGCTTGGTCGTAAATCTTTGCATCAATATAAACCTGGCGTAGGTCTGGATGAACAAAGAGGAAACCCTTGGATAGAAGATGGAGTAACTTACATTGCATCTTATATGCCACAGGATACGTTTGATCGTAAGAACTATTTCAACCCTAACGAAGAGTACGTAGGTGGTAGTGATGACGATAAAGTAACTCATGGCAGAACCAAGAGACAGAACTGGAGATTCTGGTTACTCAAAGATATAAAGAAAGCGTGTCGGTATCTGTTGGTTAAGCCTATGATACATGATGCACAAGAGGTAATCTATCCAGAATTAGATGACGTAGTTAAAGATCTAACTGAGACTAAAGGTAAGGATTTATTTTTTGATGTAGAAACCGCAAGCGATCTTACGCTTACTTGCTTTGGTTATGGTTGGGATACAAAGGTTTCTATCTGTGTACCCATGTACGAGATACCAAGACAGGCTTACTATTATAACGGTAAAGGTACTGCAAAGATTTTAAGAGCCTTGGCTGTAGCCTTCCGTGACAATACAGTAGTAATACACAACGCACTGTTTGATCTGTTTGTTATGGCATACAAGTATGGTATCCCAGCACCTCGCAAAGTCTACGACACCATGCTTGCACACCACAGACTTTACCCAGAGGTAGAGAAATCTCTAGGTCATTGTATCTCACTCTACCTAGACAGAGAGTACCACAAGAACGAGGGAGTCTTTGAACCCCGCAATCAACAGCAGATACTTTCCCTCTACCACTATAACGCAAAGGATGTTGTAGCTCTCGCCTTACTTAAACCAAAGCTAGAGCGTCATGCTGCACAACTTCACGCAAAGGAAAGCATACAACAGGTAAACGACAGTGTTACCCCGTACCTGACTGCTATGTTTCAAGGACTCAACTACGACAAGGATAAACTAGATGCACGTATAGCTTATAACAATAGATACTGTGCTCAGATTTCTCGTATGCTAAGACTACTTGTAGGCTACGAGCTTAACCCTAATAGTCCCAAGCAGGTATCAAACTATCTGTATAATTGTATGATGTACAAGAAACCAGCAAAGGATCTTACAAACGAAAAGACTTTGTTGCAGCTACGACTGAAGCATCCTAACCCTGTACTTACTTTGATCTTAAAGTACAGAGAGATGGCCAAACAGTCTGGTCAGTTAAAGTTTCCTCCATACGTTCCACGTGGAACAACTAAAGAAAGAGTAACGACAGCGTATAACCTAGCGGGTACTACAAGTTTTCGTCTAGCATCACGAAGGCTATTGAATAGGTGGGGTACTAACGTACAAAATTTTCCTAAAGAATTACGTAAACTATTTATACCCGATGAAGGCAAAGTATTTATACAAGTGGATCAGTCAGGTGCAGAAGCTCTTATCGTTTCTTATCTTTGTTATGAAGGTAACTTTCGTAGTCTGTTTCTACACGGTATTAAAAGTCACGTGTACGTTGCCCTTCGTCTTTTTGCCGACGTGTGGTCTGCAGAACTGGGTCGTTCAGTTGATGAGTACTGTGCTGCACCTATTGGAGAAGTTACTTCCCTTAAAGGGTGGCAAGAACTAGACACCTTAATAAAGTCAAGTGACGGCTGGCCAGCAGACAAGCGTTACTATTTTATATCCAAGATGGTATGCCACGCTAGTAACTACGGTATGAAACCTCCTACGTTTCGTATCAATATGTTACAGAAATCAGAAGGTAAAGTATCAATCTCACTATCAGAAGCTAAAAGATTCTTAAACACTTATCACCAATTATTCCCTGAAATACAACTATGGCAAACAGAAACTATAAACACATTGCGACGAGACGGTATTCTGCGTAACCTGTTTGGTTATCCGCGAGTGTTCACAGCACAAGTGGAAGAATCCATGTACAAGGAAGCCTACGCCTTCGTACCTCAATCTACTGTAGGCACAATCACAAACCTAACGTTTAGTAAAATGCAACAGAAAATAGAAAATCCAAATGACAAGCTATCTACTATGAGTGTGGACATAGTACAAAATAACCATGATAGCGTACTACTCCAATGTCCACCAGAACACGCAGACTACGTAGCCGAAGAAACTGTTAACGTAATGAACTGCGAGTTGATCTCTCCTAGAGGTGAGAGATTTAAGATGAAGAGTGAAGCTTGTATAGGCGATACATGGGGAGGTTTAGCGTGACGAACTTAGAGAAGTGGAGACACTATCTGAAAGATTTAGAATCCCCCAATCTCTACATAGACTGGGGATTTTACTTTCTTATTAGTACCTGCCTACAACGTAGGATATGGACTTCCCAAGGCATCAATGCAATCTACGCTAATCTCTTTATGCTTTTTGTAGGCCCACCTGCTTGCGGCAAGAGTCGAGTTGTATCTATGATAGCAGACTTGATAGAAGATAGTGAACTGAAGATCATGAGTAAGGACAAGAAACAAACCGCACCTTTGTTTCCGTTTACAGCCGACAGCATAACAGCAGAAGCCTTGAGTGAATACTTAGCAAAAGAATGCACAAAGATATTCACAACAGACGAAGGCAAAGACTACGTACACGCATCATGCACTATGCTTGTTGAGGAGCTTGGAGTCTTCTTAAAGAAGCGTACGGAAGACACAGTTAATATGCTTAACCAACTCTATGATGCACGTAACTATAGGTACTACACAAAGCAGAAAGGTAAGGATGACGTAAAGAATGTATGTGTTTCACTAGTTGCAGGTACAACACCTTCATTCATACGTGAGTGCTTCAACGAGAATCTGATCTCTCAGGGTTTTACTTCACGCTTTGTTGTAGTCTACCAAGATCAACCTAGATTTTTGAGGCAGTTCACAGGCTTTACTGATGACCAGTTACAGGCTAGGGCAGACTTGGTTAAACATATGAAAGCTTTGAGTAAGCGTTGTGGTCCAGTGCCTATGTCAGAAGAGTGTGCAGCTTATCATAAGAGAAGGTACGAGAGTGGTTCATATATACACAACAGAATAAACACTAGCCCAAAGCTAGACATGTACTACGCTAGGAAGAATATTCATCTACAGAAACTAGCTCTTTGCATACAGATGGGTAAATCTGCAGAGTCTCAGGAGATTGAACTAGAATCATTTAAGCAAGCGGAGAAGTTTATAGCTGAGACAGAAATTTTTATGCACCTTTCTTATGATTTAACAGGACGTAACGCTATACATGAATTCACACGTAAGCTAGGTGAGTATATATCTAGCTCACCTGATGGTATATCTCACAAAAGAGTGTGGCTAGATTGGCACAGCGATTTAAAAAAGGATGAGCTAGAGGCTGCACTAGAATTTCTACTGCAGACGGATCAAATAACTGCCGCAAAAAAGGGTGGAAAGTTAGTATACCTTCCGAAATCAAAGTAACCAACTTAATAAAGTAATGGAAGAAACCCTAGAACAGTTAATAATAGATCTTGTAGAACAGCATAAGGCTGTACAAAAACTACTGAACAGTACAGAAGCTCAGTTAATACTTAGCCGAGCTATCTTACAAGCACGTAAGATACAAACTCAAAGAAGTGTTGAATTGAAGAAGAGTTTAAGTCTCAAGTAAAGTCCAAGCGTTTTCGTAGCTGGTGTATTTACATCTTGATCCTGTATAAATTTTAACGGTAGTACTTTTCACTACAGCTATAGGCAAGACCCAAAACTTTATACAATCTAGAGCACAAAAAATAAAAAAGTCTACGTCAGATTTAGAATAACTTGTGTGAGACTTGCCGCGTTTGCATGAAAACTGAAACATTGAAGTATTTGCTTTAGAACAACTTGATAAACCCTCCGTAGATTTTACTTGAACTTTATGGAGGCGTTTACCTTTTTGTATAATAAAGTCATATACAGTTTGTTGGCCTACAGGTACTGAAACATTCCAGTCTAACGAGATTAGTTTTTCTGTAACAAGTAGTTCACCTCGTAAGCCAGTGCTTATTGTCTTCTTCTTGTCTGTCAAAGGTTTATGTTAGGTTATCAAATCTTTGAAGCAATAAAATTTTCAATGTTATCTTTAAGTAACTGTTCACGTATTGCTGAGTTAAGTATGTCAGTTTCTTCTTGGTTGATTATATTTCTAACTGCGTCTTGACCTTTAACCTGACCGATAAAGTCTGCGAACTTTCTAGTCTCTCTGATAGATAGAGGATCGTTTGCTGTAAGAGGCGTAATTTTCTTTGGTTTGCTTACGCCTTCTTGAAGTAAGCTTACAAATCTTTTCTCGTCTATGATTTCTTTTCCTGTGTAGACATCACGGGTCTTGGATCTAGACCAGGCATTTTCCATGAACGCTTGTATAGAGTCTCGCATATCTTCTAC